CATATCCTTATCATCGTGGAGTTGAAGGCGGTTACATATTTGCGTCTCTCGGCTTCGGGGTCAAGTCCATTCGTCTGCATTGTATCGTAAATCGGTGAAAGTATCTATTGCGATGTGGAAGTAGGCGCAGGCTGCGCCGGAGAAGAAGTATCGCTCTATCTCGGTGAAGGTGATTTGCGGATCAAGATAGATGCGGTTCTGTTCGAGGCGGGTTTTCTCCTGAAGAAGCACGGACATGAATTGCCGGAAAAGTTCGCGGAGGGTGTCGAAGCACCCCTGCCGCGCTTGCATATCGTCGAGGGCGTGGCGCATGGCGAGGAACACGGTCTTTATGCGGCGTGTCCGTGGGGTATTGTTCATATCCATGTAGCCCTCGGAGGTGTCGCTGACGGCTACAATGGCCGGTGCGGTCTGGATATTATGCAGGGCTTCCTCGAAGCCCTCCAAGCCGCTGACACGGCAGAAAACGAAGTTTTCGCTCCGGGCGAGGCGGTTGCGGTCGGTCAAGTCCTCGAAAAATGCCGTGGCGTTCCAGTTGTGGGTGTCCTGTGGGTTCATTTCTTCGGGAGTGTCTTGTTGAGTTCCTGGTATTCCTTTGCTTGCGCGTCTAACTCGGTTAGGGCGCGGTGGGTGTCGAGCGAGAGTATTTCTCGCTCTTTCGTAATGTCGCCTTTGGTTAGGGCGCGAATCATGGTGTTAACGGCCTGTTGGATTTGCGCCCCGGTCGGCAAACGGTTGCCGCCAAGCAGGTTTTCAGGCTGCGAGGCGGTCTGAAAGAAGTTGGGATATTGCCTGGCGAATAGGTCTTTGACGGAGGCAAACCAATAGAAAACGCTCACTCTGTGAGCAGGTGAAAGGTTATGGGTTGAGAGGTTATGATTATAGAGGATGCTTGCGAGTTGGTCGAGCAGATCATCCGATTGGGTGGCGAGATAACCTTGATAGAGGTTGTCGCAGATGATGAATTTCTCAAAGGCCACTTCGGAGAAGTCGGCGGCGAATGGGCGGTAACGCCCTATGCGCGAGATACAGACCGGCTGCGGCGGTATGGTGTCGAGCCAGTCAAGAGCCGGGATTACCTCGGCGATTTGGAGGGCGGTAAGCCGGAAAGTCTGTTTGCGGAGGCGGCAAACGAAATCGGCGTTGTGTCGGTGTCTGACTGACAGACCCGACCAACGGAACAGGCAAAGGGTCTTTAGCTCGTCGGAGGTAAAACCCTTTGCGATAAGCTCGAAAGCGTAGCGTAGTTGCTTGTCGGAAAGCTCGTGCCAGCCCTGCGGCACGGCGAGGTCGATATGTAAAACGGGCGTTTCCATACTGCGAAAGTATGGTGTCGCCCGTTATGACGAAAAGACGCTTATTCGGTTATCTCAATGAGGTTGTTTTCAAATGCCTGTACGCAACTTTCATAGTAGCCGTCGCCTGTGGTGCGTGGCCCACTCAAAATCTTATAGCCATCAGCTTCAAGTCGGCGTGTAAGTAAATCAACATTCTCTTTTGAGCCTACACTAAAAGCAATATGGATATATCCCTGCCGCATAGGGTCAAATTGAGAAGCAACGACATCGGGGCGTTGCATTATTTCCAATCTTGCGCCATCGTCGAAAGATAGGAAATAAGTCTTTAACCCGGTGCGCGGATTAAGGTATATATCATTGGCAGACGCGCCAAAATATTCAATGAAAAAGTTTTTGGCCGCTTCAAGGTCAAAAACATATAAGGCTATGTGGTCGAGTTTCATAGCACAAAATTACTCAAAATCGGGCAGATACACAAGAAAAAAGCCCCACCGATTGCTCGGTGAGGCCGGAGGGAGGCGGCTGTCGAGTTCAGTCGTCGCCGTGGAGGGTGATGCCGGCGAGGTATTCGGTGCAGTCGGCGAAGCGGTCGAGGGCGATTTTCAGCGCGGCGGTGCGGGTGGCGGCGAAGATGTTTGACAGTAGGCAGTAGGACATATCGGTGAAGTGTGCGTAGGCGAAGAATTTCTTCATTCCTTTNTATGGGTTATGTGCCGGAGCACTTTGATTTTACGTGCATTCGGGTGCAAGCGTCAAGCGTCTGTCGATGCAAGGGTGATTACCATTTTGCAGGGAAGCGAAAAATGGGGGAACGCGGAGCGCACTTGTGCCCTTGCATAAGACGCGGCTTGCTAACTTTGCACAGGAAAATCGGTGCGCCGTGCCATAACGCCCACGGTTCATTATGCTCGGCAAACGCATCGGGAAGGCAGCGGCTCGGATTGTCGGCTGTCTGCATCAAAACCAGTAACCAGGAGATTCTTTGCTGTTGCGGAGCACAGGGGGCGAGAAAAGCCGGGCGGTGTCGGAGCGGTGCCATTCGGGGAAGATGTCGGGGTGTCGCCGGATATAGTCGACAATATCGCGGAGGGCGGTGTCGCGCAGAGGTCTGTCCTGTATGATGTCGGCGACGTGGGCGCGGAGTGCTTCGCATAGTCGAGCGTCGAGGGTTGAGAGTGGAGATAGGCCGAGGGTTTCATCACGGAGGCGTTGCATCAGTTCGGGGGAAATGTACTCGGCGGCGAGGCGGTCTTCAGCGGCGGCGATGGCCGGGTGCAGTTCCTCGTATCGCTCCCATGTCGCCGCGCCGGAGGCAAGGGGGCGGATATGGGCCGGAGTCGGAAAGAGCGTGGAGCGGAAGAAGCCGCATTGGGGCGTGTCGCGCCACTGGGGAACGGCGGCAAGCAGGGATATGAGCGCGGAAATGGCGGTGCCGCGTTGGGAGCGATGGGCGGCGATGAGCCGATCCACGCGGTCGCGCGATGCCGGGGCGAGGTTTTGGTTGCTCACCACGGCAAAGCCGTTGACGGTCTGCACGAGGTCGAGCGATGGTATCGCGTCGGCGAGGGCGCGGTGCGCCGCGACTGCGGCGAGAGGTTGGAGGATGGCGGATTTGGGGTTGTCCGCAAGGATAGCGTCTATGACGGACGCGGGGCAGAAAGTAGCGAAAATCCATTGCTCGGCGGTGTCGAGCCAGTACGCGATTTTGTCAAAGAGCGAGGCTTCGCCTTTGACGGCTACAACTTGGTTCGGGATATATCGGCGGAGGTCGGTGTCGTTATTTATCAGTTTGTTCATGGCGGTGTTCTCTGTCGGTGGTTACTGTCTTTGCGTCGCGGTTCTCGTCGAGGGTGGTTAACTGGATAAAGGGTATTATTGGCTTTACGCCTTTCCAGCCGTTGAAGCGGCAGATGATGCGATGGACGGTAAAAAGGAGGTTGTGATACGGTTTCTGCAAAGCCTGGGCGATGGTGTAAAGCTCGCGCTTGTCGGAGCCGGAATTGTTGGTCTGCGCCTTGCCGGGCACGGAGCCTACGAGGTTGGAGTGGACGCGCAGGGTGAAGCATATCATATTGACGGCCTCCTGTATGTCGCTCTCCCAGTCGCCGCCCTCCTTGTCGGAATCTATCTTGTTGATTACGACGTCGTGCTGCACGTCGCCGTTGGGGTTGACATAGAAGGTGCTGAACCATACCTTGCCGGAGTTCTCCGCGCCGGTGAGGAAGTCGAGTATGCGCCGCTTTTCCTCGACGATGCGCGCCTGTTGCCGGGCGCGGTCGGTGATGCCCTCGGATTTGAATATGGAATCCCAGTATTTCTGCGACACTTCGATATGGTATTTGAGGGGCGCGGAATTGCGGAGCTTGGCTTCTTTGGCAAGTCCGATAAGCTGCTTGATGTTGAACCACTTGCCGCGAAAGAGCGCGGCATAGTAAGGGATTGGGTAATAGGTGCTGTCGGGTGTCGGAACGCGGCTGACGATGGCGAATTTGCGGCAGCGGTCGCCATTAGCAAGCCTTTCGCGGAGGTCGCAGAAGGGCGCGGCGGCATCGAGCATTTCGATAATCTCGCAGTCGTCGAGCGTGGCGAACTTGCGCCAGTTGGCGAAGTAGACACGCGGGATTTTGCCGTGGGTGTCCGCCGGAGCGAAGCGGCAGTAACAGGCTTCCTTGCGGATAAGGCGCACAATCTTTGTGCCCTCGGTGTTCAGTATGATCACCGACACGGCGAAAGCAAAGTGCTTGAAGTCCTGGCACACGCCGAGGAAGTAGCTTGCGAGGTCGTTGTCAAGCAGAAAGTCCTCGACTTCGGCGGCGACGGCATCGGAGGCTTGGGCGGTGTCGTACTGGAGGCCGGAGCCGTAGCACACTTCGGCGTTGAACATCTGACAGGTGGCGAGGGTTTCGTCCGATTCTATCAGGTCGATTATGTCGAAAGGCATAAGGTTGGTGGCACCCCACGGCATATATGCGTGGGTGTCGGAGAGGATAGTCGGCGTAATCTCGCCGTCCTCCTTGAAAACCGGCTTAGGCTCGGTGAAAGCTGCCGAGGCGCGGGCGTTGGGTAGGTTTTCGACAGAA